ACGATCCAATTGGCCAAATTAAAATCACAAAAGATCAGCTGATTCTTACAAGAAAGTCTGAATAAGGAGGAAGAAAAATGGCAAAGCCAGATCTTCAGGACGTATATGTTGATCCTGCATCCGGTGATCTTCGCCGACTCGCAGGTAAGCTGGGACTCGAAGTAGCCCTAGGCAACCTACCCTCCGCTACCGATAACTCTTCTGCAGCAACTGCAGGTGTTCCGGTTGGAGGTCTATACGTAGACACCAGCGCTGACAACGTAGTTAAGCAGCGCACCGCGTAATCATTCGGATTTAGGAATTAGGTTTTTGATTTACCGGATTAAAATCAAGGAATAGGACACGGAGTAGATGAGAGGAAGCGTGACACAAAGCGCACGCCAAGGCATATAACAAGTTACGTTGGGGGACGAAACTTTAAAAGCCAATAAAACTCTATTAAAGGAGGAAGAGCGACCATGAATAAAGTATTGGAAATGACTCCTGAAGAGTTCAACACAGCAGTTCAGGCAAAGGTCGACGAGGCACTATCTTCTAAGGAAGAAGCACTCGCACGGCAAGAAGCCGAGGACGCTCTCACCGAAGCAAAGGCAACTTTCGAAACGCTACGCGCGGCCCTTGAGGCAAAGGACGCGAAGATCGCGGAGTACGAAGAAGCACTCGCTAAGCTGGACACCGACGCCCCTTCGGAGGCAGAGGTTGCGGCTAATGAGAGAACCGTTGAACTTGAGGCGCAGATTGCTGAGCTATCGCGCCGAGCTGAGGTAGCCGAGGCTGCCCTGGAGACGCTCGCTCGTGAGGAGACTGCTGCCGGACGCATGTCCGAGCTTGAAGAAGCAGGTGTCGCTCTAGAGGGCGATGAAGCTGAGCGTCAGTATGCTAAGATTCGCGCGTTTGATGACGACGAATTCGCAGCGTACCGAAATGAACTAGTTGCTCTTAAGAGCAAGTATGCATCCTCTTCCGAAGAAGCAGGAGAAGACTCCGAGGACATTGAGCTAGCAGAGGCAGAGATTGCTTCTATCGCTGAATCCCTTGGTTGTGATCCGCAAGACGACAAGTGCGTATCTCTAGTACGCGACGTCGCTGAGAAGATGGCGCAGGTAACCCGCGACCGCAAGGCCGCCCCGGCTGCTGAAGAGGCAGGCGAGGAGGCTCCTGAGGCCGAGGGTACCGAGGTTGCTGATGAAGTAACCGAGGAGCCTCAGAAGGAGACCGCTTCTGCGAAGATGTCTCTGGGCGAGGCTGTTGCAAAGTCTATGGATCAGGAGATTGTGGCTAACCCCACACTTAAGAATGAGCTTGCCCAAGCATGGGAAGAGCGCTACGCTGAAAAGCGTGGTGAAAACAAATCCGAGTAAGGAGGAAATGAGACATGGTATTCATTCCACGTGACCCAGTTATGCAGAACCAGTTCCTTGTTCATGATTCGAGCAAGGGCACCACTGCGACCGCTGGTGCGGTTGTCTCCCTCTCTGCTAGTGAAAAGGTTGAGGTCGTTTCGGGCACTAATACTGCCCCTTATGGTTTCCTCATGCAGAACGTGAAGGCTGAGTCTTCCGCTCACCCCACCGGGTTTAGACTTCCTGGTGATCTGGGTAGCTCTGACGCGTTTACCGGTGATCCGGTAGGCGTTGCTCACCTTGGTCTGTATGACACCACTTTCTACGACACTTCCGAAACTTATACGGCAGGCGCTGAGCTTGGCGTAACAGCAGAGGGAAAGGTTACCCCGTCTGGTTCGGGTAACGATCTTGGCATCGGCAATGTAGCCGTTGCGCAGAATTCTCTGGATTCCACAGCAGTTGCTGCTGGTTCCAGCCTACGAGTCAAGCTACTCGTATAAATCAACCCAAAGGAGGCTTCTATCATGGATAGAACAAAGCTACAGGAAATGTTCCAAGCAACTGCAGCTATCGACACTCCCGAGGGTGTTGAGGCGTATAAGGCATTTGCACAGGCACTGACCGTTCCGATTCTCCAGGAGATTCGCGACGCGTCGATCATGCGACAGCTCTTCGCTGTCGAGCGACTCGCCCCCGGTGCACAGGCCGTTTACCCAGTTGCTGACGACTTCGACGTTCCGGTATTCGTACTTCCGGGACTCGGATACATCGCACAGAACTTCATTGAGGGCGTTGGTGAGGAAGTCTACGTGCCTACCTTCTCCATCTCCGTTTCGGCGGACTGGAAGGTCACTTATGCACGTGACTCTCGCATCGACATCCCCGAGCGTGCAGCTCGAAACGCAGCACGAGCAATTGCAGACTACGAGGAGGAGTCCGGTTGGCGAGTAATCGTTCCCGGTGCTACCACCAACTTCGCAGGTCAGGGTCTTCTCGGCCCACGCAATGCTCCAATTTTCCAGGTTCCCGGTGGTTCCACCGGTGAGAAGTTCCTCTCCAAGGAACTACTTAACCTGATGATGGTCGGAATGAAGCGCACCCGCCGCTCCCTAACCGACCTCTACATCTCCCCTGAGGACGCCGCTGACATTCGTGAGTGGACCGATACTCAGGTAGATCCGATCACTCGCCGAGAGATTTTCCAGGCGGCTGGAATGGGTCGTATCTGGAACGTCAACATGCACGAGGTATTCCAGCTAGGTGCCACTGGTCGATTCAACATCAACCAGAACGGCGCTCAGTATGGTGTCTTCCAGGTTGACGGCTCTGGCGACTTCAATGACTACACCCCGACGAACGTTAACACCGTTGATGCCAACGGTGCGGTAACTTCCGCTGGTGAGACTCAGATCTACGGATTCGATCTCTCCGTTAACGACTCGCTCGTAATGCCTGTTCGCAAGGAGTTTGAGGCTCATGATGACCCGACTCTCCTTCGACAGCAGAAGCAGGGATTCTTCGGCTGGGAAGAGGTTGGCTTCGCCCTCCTCGACTCTCGAATGGTCCAGCTTGGTGTTATCGACCGAAGCTAAGCATTCATCCCTTGGGAGGAGGGGGTTTGCCCTCTCCTCCCTCTGGGAGCAAGATTATCATGGGGACCAATAGCCGGTAGGGATTCACAACAGCTATGTCCCGGACCGGTTTTTTTGTATCCGGTTATCGCCAGGGGGCGGTTCGTCCTAGGTAAAGTTGAAGTCTCCCCGCTTCATACCGTCCTCTGGCCCAAGAATAGGAGAATTAAATGGACTTTCATCTTTATCTTTTGTTGATCCTCGGTATGTCTTTTGCTACCGAGGCGGTGGTAGAATTACTCGTTAAGTCGGTCGTTTTCGAACCGGTTAGAAAGTTTGTATCCAGAGTTAATTGGTTTAAGCAGCTTTTCAGCTGCGGTTACTGCATGTCCGTATGGGTAGCAGCCGCAGCCGTCGCTTGCGTCCCCGTAGCGGTGATGCCCCTCTCTGACTTTGTTCTTGTTAACATTCTAGCCACTACATTGGTGGTACATCGGTTGTCTAACGTCATGCATAATGTGATTGACAAGTGGACCGACAAGTACTACGATATGAGATTCGTTAATACCGACAAGGGAGAGGAGAATTAGATGAAGGGTTTTGTTAAAAACAACAGCGACCGTGCTATCTTCAGAGCACAGCGTCAGTTCACTATGGGCGGCAAGGTTAGCTTTGATGCCTTGTATGCTTCCTTCGGGGAGGCTAGTGAGTTGGGAGAGGGTGCTAAGTTTGTTGAGTATCTTCGGGATAGGTTCTTCAAGGAGCCGATCTGGGGATTCTACAATGAGGACGGTTCTCCTTATTTCAAGGAGAAGAAGTCCGCAGCCCCTAAGGCTCCGGAAGAGGCTCCTAAGAAGAAGGTCGCTCGAAAGAAGACCGCAGCAAAGAAGAAGGCAGCCAAGAAGGCCCCTGCTAAGGGCGCGGGCCGGAGATTGAAGAAGGACACCGATAGAGTAACGGCGTCCCAGATCGACGCGGGCGCTATCATTAACGCGGAATTGACTCAGGCGAAAGCCATGATTGAGCAGACAAACGACAGGGGCATCTTGAAGAGAGCACTTACTCTGTCCAATCACCTGTCACAAAAAGAAGACCATAGACGCCTCATTCAGCGGAGGTTGGAACAAGTCTACAACTAAGGGGGAATCCTAAAACATGTCAGTCCTCAAGCCAGTTATTGAAAGTATTGTTCAAGGTACTCTAACAATAACCGCGACCTCGACGGAAGCAGTGGGGACGCTTTTTGATAAGATTCGCATCTTTAGGGCTACCGCTGTAAGCGGACCCTATTCCATGATCGCTGAGATTGATATCGCATCTCCGGCGGTCTATTGTGATCTAACCAGTACACCACATCTGTACTACAAGGCTCAGTATTACAACAGTACCACAATGGTTTCGAGTGTGTTCTCGGAAGTGGCTCAGGAGACGGGAATCTTCTCCGAGTACACTGTACCCGAGAGTACTGCTACATATCCCCCTGAGATCGCGCTGAGCGACGATGACAGGGAGATTGTAGAGTCTATCCGTCTGACCCTAGGGGACAGCGGACTTATCGAGAGAGACCTCTACGACGTCTCTGATCCCCAGTCTGTAGTATCGTGCGGAGCACAGATTGATCCGGACGGTTGCACTTGGGAGATGAGCGAGTGGAAGGGATGGCCTCAGAGGGTTCTACTTAATGGAATCGAAAAGACCGATATCAATGACCCTCAGGTTATTGGCTATCGGTATTTGTCTTTTAGTGGTACTGGGCCGTGCATTACAGGCTCTCTAGACGTTTACTACAACCACTTCAGGTTCTCTGATCGAGAAATCCTGATGGCGTATGACCGAGCACGAAATCTACTAGTCTCCTGCGGACTCACCGAGGATAGAATTACTACCGAGATGAGGATCATGCAGGCGTCTATTCTTTTGCTTGAGGGTGAAATTAGAGAAATTTCCCAGGGCGCATTCAAGATTGTTGATGGTGACACTACCTACGACAACAGCGCTATGATTCGTTCCCGCACCGAGGATCTCTCTGATCTAAAGCGTAAGATCGATCATTTAGTCGAATGCGCTCGGTATGCTGCGGCTTACGACATCACTGGTTGTAGGATCGACTAATGCCACGTAAACTAGTCACAAAGCGAATGAAGCAGGACTATAAGAAGAAGATCCAGCAACTGGTACTAGACTTGTCCCAGGAGCTGATCATTGTACAGGAAAGTCCGATGTTCGTGGACTGTCCTAACTGCGTTTGGGATTCCATTAACAAGAAGTCTTCTAACATCCATGATGCTACTTTCGTGGCTCCTATCATCATCTTCTCTGGTACTAGCGAGGAGCGGACCATTTCCCCGATCCCTTTCACCGAGGGTCGGTGCCCCGTCTGCATCGGAGAAGGCCAGATCTTTACCCCCAAGGAAGTTTGTATTCCTGCTATGATCAACTTCTTCTCGGAGACGGGAAGACGAGGATCTTTCATGTCCACAGCAGCTGGTAAGGAAGGTGTTAGCTTGGTGACTGTCAAGACCCTAGCTTGCCATTACGACCTGCTGTACAATAACGAAGTCTTCTTCATGCACAGCAATGTTAAGCTGGGCAAGTTCAAGCCCCCTTTCCTGAGAGGACTGGGTGGCGAAGACGCTGTCTGTGAGACCCTGATGCAGACCCAGGATGAGGGACAGCGTACCAGTGGAAAATTAGGTGGAGGCGAGAAGCTGAGCCGGGACGACGATCCTCGGAAGAGAATCAAGACCCCTTCTGATATTCAGGATCAGCGAGGTCGCTTGCGGGGTAGGTAATGGGTTTCAAGACCAAGCTTACTTTTGACAACACCAAGCTGAAGAATATCATCAAGGGAAAGCAGGATCTCGTTAATCACAACATCAACGCTGTGGTTAAGAACGAGGCTGTTCCCCATCTGATTGATTTGATTATGGACGGATATGACCGTCTTTCTGATCGGATGAGCAGCATGCCTGACGATCCTACGAACCCTGCCAACTGGCGGGAAACATTTAAGACCAAACTTCACCAGGACCTCGAACGCAACTTGATAGTTACCGAAAGGGGTCTTATTATTCGTTTGGGTGAGAAGGATTACCTGGGTTACACTCCGAGCGGTGAGTTGCCGGAGTCGAACAATAGCCCTGAGCCCCTGCTCTGGATGGTCTACTACCTGGAGGGTTTGATCGGGGAGTGGGCGTTCATTACTCCTGAGATCTACGAGCGGTTCAGAGGCATTCCCATGGACCCCAGCTTTGGACGATTTGGTGATGGGTTCATGTTACCCCGCCACAAGTTCGAGCAAGAGGGATGGGAAAGGGTAGTCTCTTTCGACGCAGTTCGACACCCCTTCTCCAGTATGTCCCCTCTCGATATCTTTACCGAAGCTCTTAATGAGTTTAAGATGAAACCATTTATCGAGAAAGCAATCAAAGCCGCTAAGGAGGGACGGAGACTATGACAGCAACTCTAGCCAGGATGGAAGACAGGAGTCTCCAGCATTGGATTAAGGGCACCCTTCTTCCTATGAAGTGGATTGAGCAGGTCGTTAATTGTCCCCTGACTTACAACGCGGATAAGGCTCGATATGAGGCGGAGATTGTTTGGCTTCCCAACTTTCTAGACGAGGGTCGGGGTTGGGTTTATTTCGATGCTTACGGTCAGAACTCTATCTGCACCAATGGCGTCCCTGCTGCAGAGCAGACTTCTCGCGTGACTGTTTACAATCAGTCTGGAGGAGTAATTGATCCCTCTCACTATACCATCAACTACCTCGACGGCGCAATCATCGCCAGTGGAGGTACCAGTACCCCCGACGGAGTCCCCACAACGGTGGACTTCTATCAGCATCAGGTAGCCACTATCGACGGATGGCCTGGATCTAATCCTCCGGACTCTCCTGTGGTGGCGGTCGAGATGGGCTCTTATCGTAAGAACCCGTATCAGATTGGTCCCGGAAGAATTTCCCAAAGGAACATGACCGTCCACGTATTTGCAACCGATAGCGGTCAGAGAGATGATTTGACTGAGTTTCTCTATGATGCGTTCTACAACAGGCACCTTGTCGTAATGGATTTTCGAGAAGGAGAACCTCTCAACTACGATGGTACTTATAACACCTCTTGGACAGGTACCCCTCTCCAGTTGGATAACAATGATGACGCTCTGTTCCACTTCAGGAACGTGCGTGCGGAGTTGTTAAACTTCCGTGAAGAGTGGAGCGACCTCAACATGTGGCGTTCTAAGATCACCTTTGTAGCTGAGTCCTACAGAATGGGTTTGGATTTTAACTCACTGTAACTAGTACGGGAGCAGAAGCTCCCAGGTATGGTACAGGCCTTTTCCTCCAAAGTAGCCTCACTTTGGTGGCGTCACACGTAACCCCCAATGATGTGACAACAAAAATCTCGTAAAGGAGGAAGACCTGATATGGCAAGACGTAACCGAATCATTTATCCGAGTAATTCGGTATGGGCAAATGGTAATGTTCTGTATCGGGTGATGACCTTTGGTTCTACAACGACCTTCAACACCGAAGATATCTTCGAGTTGGGTCAGCTAAGAGTCATCGACGTCGTGGATGATTCCCCGACTGTCGCCGTCACCATTGAGACCGATGAGTTTGGCTCTCTATCAAACCTTTACCACCTGGCGAACCTTGAGTTCGACGAAGTTGTGAATCAATCCGCAACTTCTGCTAACGGTCACCTGACTGTTCTGAGTGGAATTGGAGATGCAGCTACAAACATTGCTTACTACCATGGTGTGGCCCTTACAGACTTCGGTCTTTCCGGCTGCGAGACAGGTTCGGCTGTTGAGATTTGGGCACCTATCCAGAGCGAATGTTCGCTCGGTACCTCTAACGACGAAATTGATCAGACCATGTATCTGCCTCGCGTGTTCGTTAACTCGATTGAGTGGACGTACTCCGCTGGGGCAAATGCTGCTGAGAACTTCGGCGCAGAGACCGACTCTAAGTTCTGGTTCACTAACGATGGTAGATTCATTTCTAACGAGGAGTTCGTATTCCACACGGCTCCGGGCGCAGACGCCAACACCGGTGTTACCGGTGGTACAGGATTCCAGGTAGACGCTTCGTCTACTTCGGTATTCCTTGGCCTCGACGAGAACGCAGGCACCGCACAGCTGGTTTCGACCCGCTCGACCGGTCAGCTCGCGTTCCTTCGCTTCGACGCGTTCGGAACGCCTTCGGTACGGTACTACAACGCTTCCACCAAGACCTCTTTTGAGGTTCCGGTAGAGGCAGGTACTGCCGCAGCCGCTGGCGCGTTCGTATACAACTCCGCGACCAACGAGCTGTTTGACCCGTCCGACTTCACTTCTAACCCAGAGCTTCTGGGTGAGGCGAAGGGCGACGGAGACATTCTGTTCGCTGTGTACGCAGCAAACGCTTACGCAAACGCATGGAGCGATCTGGCTGGGGCAACCCAGGCAGCTCGTGGTGGTGGCACACAGGCCACTTCCCGCATGGGTACGCGTCGCGACGCTGAGTACTTCGCACCGATCGAGATCGACGCTTCTGCTAAGCCAGAGGATGTCGGTGCTGTCCGACAGGGACAGATTGAGATCTACCTAATCGATAAGGATGTGCTCGACCCTGGATTTGCTCTCGACAATGAGATTGCTCTTCGAGTTCAGTCCGTGACTATTGCCGCGGACCTTACCCGAGAGCCTCTCTTCGAACTCTCGCATCTACGGCCTTATGACCGATCGCTTACCTTCCCCATTCCGTTCACCGTAACGGTGGAGACTACTGCATCCGATCTAACTGAGTTCGCCACCTTCGCTTCCAAGAAGCAGGGTGTCGTAATCGATCAGACCACGGATGAGGTTTCGATC